GGAGAAGGAAGAGATATCACAAGGATAGGTGAAGCAACCCATTGAGCACTCACACACGCTTGCAAGGTCCCCTCTACTGTATTCATCCGCTACTCTACTCAACGCCCCCTCGTGAAACCTTGGATGTACTGGGGCTGGGCTTGCGTGTTACTTGAAGGGGGCCACCCCGGGGGTCGGGGGGTCCTTATTCTTGCATATGACACCCTCAAAGTTTCCCAGAGAAATTCCCATCCGACTGGACCTGGGGGATACCATTTCGGGGGAGAGACATGATATGCTCCATCTGATGTTCCATGGCGGCTAGGAGGTCTTCCAAGGTGACTCATCGGGGGGTACCATCCCCTATACTGTCTCGATGTGGAGATTAGGTAATTATTTGTCATTACCCCCATTGACTTTGTATTATAAATATGCTATAATAAGAGCATAGCGCAAGAGAGCTCATGTAGATGTCACCCACAAGGGTAACTGAAATTCTTGTTTATCTAATCTTTAATCTTTGTCATCTCTTCTACTTTATAACTTCTTGCCACCAACATCGCTCAAGGGGTACCCGAGCTTGTCCCGGTCCCCTTTCTTTTTGTCCTCTTCCGTCCAAATTGGGCGTCGACCCTAGAGCTTCGCTCACGAAGCGTTGCTTCTTATCAAAGGATTAAGACCATCGCCAAACTTACCGTAAACCCGTTGCAGTCCGGTTACCGTTCATCGAACGCCCTGAATGCCAACCTGGATGCTATTGAGGCCGCGCTCGAGAATACTCTGAGCCGCGACGGAACCTCGCCCAACCAAATGTCCGCCCCGCTGGACATGAACAGTAACCGCATTACGAACCTGGCCGCGCCTGTGAGCGGTTCCGATGCTGCGCGCCTTACGGATGTGCTGACCGTGGCTCCTGGTACGAATGTGGCGACCTTCCTTGGGGCACCTACTAGTGCCAATCTGGCTGCTGCCTTGACGGATGAGACGGGCACGGGGCTCGCGGTATTTAATACCTCGCCCAGTCTAATGACCCCGGTTATCACGGGCGGATCGATCACCGGCATCACCGATCTGGCGGTCGCTGACGGCGGCACGGGCGCGTCTTCCGCTTCGGCTGCGCGCGATAACCTCGGCCTGACCATCGGCACGAACGTTCAGGCATACGACGCCGATCTGACGACATGGGCGGGCATCACGCCGGGAACGGGCGTTGCAACGGCCCTTGCGGCCAATGTCGGCTCGGCTGGCGCTTTCACCACGTTCAACGGCGCGGGCGGCACTCCGTCGTCCCTGACGCTGACGAATGCAACCGGCCTTCCTGTTGCGGGTGGCGGTACGGGTGCGGCGACGGCGGCGGATGCGCGGACTAACCTTGCTGTAGTCGGCACGTCTGATCTGGCGGCATCGACCGGCGCGGCCTTGGTTGGTTCAATCACGACCGGAACCGGGGCAACCGCACGGACGGTTCAAGCCAAGCTGCGCGATTTCATTTCGGTCAAAGACTTTGGCGCAGTTGGCGATGGGACGACAAACGACACAACCGCCATTCAAGCGGCTCTGACCGCTTTGCAAACGGCGAGCGCAACGGTAACGGGCGGCGTCCTGTATTTCCCACGCGGGACGTATCTCATCACCAGCCCGCTAACCATTGACGCGACTGATGTTGCTGCGCTGGCGTCCGTGACCATTCGCGGCGACGGGATGCAAAACACCACGATCAAGGCCGATCCGGGTTTTGGCGGCGCGGGCATGGTTCGTCTGTTGGACCCGACATATTGCACCATTGAGGACATCGGCATCGACGCTAACAGCGTTGGCGTTCCCGGCATCCAGACGCCAAACGGCGGGAGCCACCTGACGCTTCGCCGGGTGTTTGCTCAACGCTGCACCAACGGTTTTGAACTGACCGATATGTTCATGACGGTGCTGGAAGAATGCCGCGCCAAATCTTGCAGCGCCGGGTTTGTGTTTCCCGGCTTCCACACGTCGATGACGGTTAACTCCTGCTATGCGCTGGACTGCACGTTTTTCGGCTACGTCATTCAAGGGATGACCTATTCGACCTTTGCGAACTGTGGTTCGGACAGCCACGGTCGAAATGGCTATCTGGTCACCAACGCTTTTGGCGTGACGTTCCTCGCTTGCGGCGCAGAGGCTTGCGGGCGCTCGGCTTGGGAGTTTGAAGCATCGACCGCAAACGACGCTGGAAAGCCGATAGCGGGCATTCGGGTTGTTCTGGACAACTGCTTCGACACCGGCTGCGACACGGCGCTTGGCGGCTATGGCGGCTCGATCTATTCAAACCGCGCCAGTTCCTCGATTGACGTAGAGGTTCGCAGACATAATCAGTTTGCCAGCGCGTCTGCGCTGTCAGTCGTTACGGCGGGAGCGGCCGATCACAAAATCCGTATTGACCCGACAGACAGCGTCTTTGTCGGTTCACTTTCCGGCCCCGGCTTGCGTCTGGCGCAATATACCGGCTCGGCTACCTACGACCCGCCGAGTTTGCTGACACTTACCGGAACGACAACCACGGTAACGGCCACGGGTGCCTCGCTAGGGGATTTTGCGTCAGCGACGTTCTCGCTCGATTTGCAAGGTATTACGGTGACGGCTTGGGTTAGCGCCGCCAACACCGTCTCTGTTCGTTTCCAAAACGACACGACGGGGACGATTGACTTGGCGTCCGGCACCCTGCGCGTCAATGTGGTTCCGTTTTAAGCCATGACCCTCGAACCTGACCACCTCATCACCCCCTGCCTCGCTGGTGTGGCCGTAACCTTCTTGCTGGTCCGCAATGGAGCGACCTTCTGATGACCCTTCACGCCGACGCCCGTAAACTCAACTGGTCCATGATCGGGGTGATTGTCGCCCTTGCCTCAGGAACCATCCTCGCCGGAGCACGTAAGACTTAATCACGATGAAAAAATTAATAGCACCACCTTACAAAGGTGAATCGGGCGTCTGGCTCACCGAGGCACTTTTCTACCAGAAGACTTTTGATCGTCCCAAGCATCGGCTTATTTGCGAGCCGGTGTTTGACCTTTATGATACCCGGCCCGGTCTAATCAATTGCCGGACCACCTTTGTCAACCTTAAAGACCCGACGGGTCGCAAGTGGGCAATGACGTATCTGGGCGACTGGAACCACTGGCTACGCCTCATGCGGTGCGCCTGGTTCCGGGAGGCCTTTGAGGTCTGGATATCGGAACTTAATCTCCAATTGAAGTCAGAAGCCATCGCCAAGGCCCTCGAGATCATGAACGGTGAGAATGGTGCTCAAGCTCTTGCTGCTGCTAAGTTCATTGCGACTGCAGAATACGACAAGAGTGTCCGAGGTCGACCATCTAAACAGGAGCTCGAAGGCCAGCTTAAGAAGGCAGCTGAGGCGCTTACCGTGGAAGATGAGGACCTAGCCCGCATCGGATTGTCTGTAATTAAAGGTGGTAAAGCCTAATGCCAACAGCAGGTCGCCAGGCGGCTCAAGCGAAATACAACTCTAAGCCGGAGCAAGTCAAACGCAGAATGGCCCGCAACAGGGCTCGTGCTGCCATGATTCGCGAAGGCAAGGCCCGTAAGGGTGACGGGAAAGATGTCGGACATGCCGACGGGAACCCTATGAATACCCCCAAGAAGGGGACAAAGAATCTTCGTATGGAGTCCAAACGGGCCAACCGAAGCTACCGGAGGACTGCCAGTGGCGCAAAGCGAAACCCGAGAGACTAAGAAAGAGCAGATTAAGGAGGCCGCGCTCGCGGACTTTGAGACGTTTATTCGTCTTATCTCTCCTAAGCAGGTGATGGGTGCGGTCCATGTCGAGCTCTGCCAATGGTGGACTCGGCAGAATGCCAAGACCCATCAGCTGCTGTTGCTGCCTCGTGATCACCAGAAGTCCCGTATGATCGCCTTTCGGGTGGCCTGGGAGATCACGAGGCGTCCTGACATCAGGATTCTTTATGTCTCCGCCACCAGCCACCTGGCCGAAAAACAGCTTAAGTTCATCAAAGACATTCTGACCAGCGATATTTATCGTCGCTATTGGCCGGAGATGATCAATGAGGAAGAGGGTAAACGCGAACGGTGGACCAACACTGAGATCGCGGTCGACCACCCCAAGCGTAAAGAAGAAGGCATTCGTGATGCCACAGTGTTCACCGGGGGCCTTACTACCAGCCTGACCGGCCTACACTGTGATGTCGCCGTCATGGATGACGTCGTGGTATACGAGAACGCCTACACCGACGAGGGCCGCAATAAGGTCCAGAGCCAGTACTCGCTTCTGGCATCCATTCAAGGCGGTGATGCTTCTGTGTGGGCTTGTGGTACTCGCTATCATCCCAAGGACCTCTACTCCGAACTTATCGACATGCATGAAGACGTGTATGATGAGAACAACGAAGTGGTGGACAAAGAACCCGTCTACGAGGTCTTTGAGCGTGCAGTGGAGAACATCGGAGACGGTACAGGTGAATTCCTGTGGCCTATCCAGATTCGTTCTGACGGCAAGAAGTTCGGCTTTGACCAAAAGATTCTAGCCCGCAAGCGCGCACAGTACCTCGACCGGACACAGTTCCGAGCCCAGTACTACAACGACCCCAACGATCCTGGAGACATGCGAATTGACCGAGGCAAGTTCCAGTACTACGACAAGAAGCACATGGTCAACCAGAATGGGACCTGGTGGTTCAGAGACAGAAAACTTAATGTCTTTGCTGCAGTTGACTTTGCCTATAGCGAGAGTGCCAGAGCCGACTACACGGCTATCGTGGTTATCGGAATTGACCGGGATGGATTTATCTACGTCCTAGATATTGACCGATTCAAGACGGATAAAATTAGTGAGTACTTCAAACACATCCTCGACCTGCACATCAAATGGGATTTCCGTAAGCTGTCCGCAGAAATTACAGCGGCTCAGAGAGCTATTGTCTCCCAGCTCAAGGACCACATTCGATCATATGGTATGCACCTCAGCGTTGTGGACCACAAACCGACCCGCCACCAGGGCTCTAAAGAAGAGCGACTTGCGGCGATTCTTGAACCCCGGTATGACAACGACACCATGTGGCACTACAAAGGCGGCAATTGCCAAGTGCTCGAGGATGAATTGATCTTGTCACACCCGCCCCACGACGACGTCATGGACGCCCTAGCCTCGGCTATTGAGATCGCGGTACCGCCGGTCGGTATGCAGGGTCGGGGCTCCAATGGGTCTACCTCCAACATTGTTTATGGTCGCTTTGGCGGCGTTAGCGGAAGAGTTATGTAATGGCCACTGGTACACGTAGTCTAGACATCTGGGACATTCTTAACCCAGATCACCTGGCTCGCCACATCAGCAACAAGTTTGTTGAGTGGGAGTCTATGCGAAATCAATGGCTGGAGCAAAAAGCCGAGATTCGCGAATACATCTTTGCCACAGATACCACCGGTACCAGCAATGCTGCCCTGCCGTGGAAGAACTCTGTCCACATCCCCAAGCTCTGCCAGATTCGGGACAACCTGAACGCCAACTACATGGCGGCCCTGTTCCCCAATGACAGGCCTATTAAGTGGGAAGGGGATGACGAGTCTTCAGAGTCTAAGACTAAGCGTGAGGTGATCGAAGCCTATATGTCCAACAAGATGCGTATGGGTGGCTATCGTGGCACTGTGCAGCAACTTGTCAATGACTATATTGACTACGGCAACGTCTTCTGCATGACGGAGTTTATTGCCGAAGAGTTCGAAGACTCGGTTACCGGTGAGAAGCATTCTGGCTTCGTGGGTCCGCGTCTTGTCCGCATCTCTCCCAACGATATTGTCTTTAATGCAACATCCTCCTCGTTTGCTGAGTCTCCTAAGATTATCCGTGAATTGCGGTCGATCGGCTCGCTTAAGGCTGACATGCAGGACCACCCTGAGAACGGGTATCTTGAGGAGGTTTTCTCCAAGGTGATGGTAAACCGTCATCAATTCTCTGGCCTGAGTCAGGGTGACTTCAAGAAGGCGGACGCTTTCCAAATCGACGGCTTCGGGTCCTATCTCGAGTATTTCCAATCGGAGTACGTCGAACTGCTCCACTTCTACGGAGACCTGTACGATGTTGACACGCAAGAGTTCCAAAAGAATCGCGTCATTACCGTTGTTGATCGCAGCTACATTATTCGCAATGAGCCCTGCTCTACGTGGACTGGACGACCGAACATCTTCCATTGTGGCTGGCGTCTGCGTCCTGACAACCTCTATGCTATGGGCCCTCTCGATAATCTGGTTGGCATGCAGTACCGCATCGACCACCTCGAGAACGCCAAGTCAGACGCCTTCGACCTAATTGTCCACCCTGTCATGAAGGTGACGGGTTACGTTGAGGACTTCGATTATGGCCCGGGCGAACGTATCTATTGTGGGGACGAGGGTAACGTAGAGTTTCTGCGTCCTGACACCACCATGCTGAATGCTGACACCCAAGTCGCCATCTACGAAGCTAAGATGGAGGAGATGGCCGGTGCCCCCAAACAAGCTATGGGCTTCCGGACTCCGGGTGAAAAGACTGCCTATGAGGTCCAAGTCCTAGAGAACGGGGCTAACCGAGTCTTCCTTAACAAGAGCGCATACTTCGAGGAATCCTTCCTTGAGCCTGCTCTGAATTCGATGCTTGAGACTGCTCGCCGCAACATGGGCCCTTCAGACCTTATTAAGGTTATGGATGACCAGTTCGGCGCTGCGGAGTTCATGAAGATCACCAAAGACGACATTGCCGCCAAAGGTAAACTTCGTCCCATTGGTGCTCGTCGATTCGCACGCAACGCCAACATCCTGCAGAACCTGACACAGCTGGCTTCGTCGCCCCTGGGTCAAGACCCTGCCATCAACGCCCACATCTCTGGTGTCGGCCTAGCAAAGCTGGTTGAGGAGCTGCTGGAACTGGAGCGGTTTGACCTTGTCCAAGACAATATCCGTATCTCGGAGATGTTGGAAACTGAGAAGCTTAAGCAATCTGCACAACAAATCGTAGCCGAACAAGGAATGCCCGACAATGCAAACCCGATGGTACCAGCACCTCCCCAAGGCTGAACAAGAAGAAGTGAAGAATATAGTAGTTAATTCACAAAAACTACTTGACATTCTCAAAGAAATATGCTACAATACTATTCAGAATGGGGTAAAGACTCAAGAGGCCGATTACGATTGTCCTTCTTGGGCCTTCAAACAAGCTGACCTTAACGGTTACTTGCGTGCTTACAACGAGATACTCCAACTCTCTAATCTTGACAAAAGGTAGAACTTACTTTCCATGACCGATGGATTCATTACTCCCGCCGACACTCCGCCAGTGACCACTGCCCCGGACCAAGTTATTCAAGAACGTCTGGCCAATAAAGACGCCTTCATCAATCAACTGCAAGAAGAGCTCGCCGGTGTGCGAGACGCCCTTGCGGCCAAGGATGTCGAAGTCGAGGCTCAACGTCTACTGCGGGAGGCCCGCGAAGCCGCCAACCCTGCCCCAGCCCGAGAAGCCACACCAGCGCCTAGGGAACCGGCTAAGCCTCTTAATGAGGACGAACTGGTTGAGCGTGTTATCAAAGCGCAAGAGCAACGTGTTGCCTCTGAGCGTTCACAAGCGAATGCAAAAGCTGTTGGTGCGCGTCTTGTCGAACTTTATGGTTCGCCGGATGCAGCCAACAAACTGGTCGCAGATCGTGCTGCGGAACTTGGTGTCTCGATTGCATATTTGCAAGAGACGGCCTCCAAGAGCCCTAACGCTTTCTATGAACTCATGAAGCTCCAAACTGCGCCGAAGCAAGCTGCCGCTCCCCACGGGGACGTGAATGCAGTCGCGCTTCAAAGCCACGCACCGGGTGCGAAGGAAGGTACCGCCGCCTATTATGAACAGCTTCGGCTGCAAATCGGTGATATTGCCTACTACAAACCTAAAGTTCAACAGCAACGCATGAAAGACGCATTCCGTCTTGGCGATGCTTTCAATCAATAGGACTATATCTTAAATGGCTGGTATGACTACCGCTAATTCGGAAGCCTTGATCCGCTCCGAAATCTGGTCTGGTGATCTCAAGCGAATCCTTGAAGATCAGCTGATGGCCACTAAATACGTCGATTGGCTGAGCGGGTTCCCCGACGGCTCCACGTTCACCGTCCCGTCCATCGGCACTCTCGATGTGAACGACTACGTTGAAGACACCGCCATCCAATACAATGCGATGGACACCGGTGAATTCCAGTTCTCGATCACCGACTACATCAGCTCGGCGACCTACATCACCCAGAAGGATCGTCAAGACGCTTACTTCGCAGCGAAGCTGGAGGCCTCGTTTGTGCCTGCTATGGCTCGTGCGATTCAAGAGCGTGTTGAGGTCGACATCCTGAAGCAAGGCCAGCCCGGCACTGCTAACGGTCAAACTGTTGCCAACCTGAACTCGATCAATGGCGCTGCTCACCGCTGGGTGGGTGGCACTACGACCAACTCGAAGCAACACATTGGTCTGGCTGACTTCGCCCGTGCCCGTCACGCGCTGAAGAAGGCTAACGTGCCCGATCAAAACCTGATCGCTATCGTTGACCCGTCGGTTGAGTATCTGCTTAATACGCTGACCAATCTGGTTAGTGTCTCCGACAACCCGCGTTGGGAAGGCATCGTTGAGGGCGGCATCGGCCAAGGTATGCAGTTCGTCAAGAACGTTTACGGCTTCGACGTCTACACCTCCAACCGACTGGCTCTCTCGGGCACCAACCAAAGCGGTGCTGCTGAGACTATCGACTCGGTGGCCTCGACGGGTGCTTCGGTTGCCAACCTGTTCTTCTCCGCCACGCAAGACGTCCTTCCGTGGATGGGTGCCTGGCGTCAGATGCCGAAGGTTGACGGTGAATTCAACAAGGACTTCCAGCGTGAAGAGTATGTTACGACTGCTCGTTACGGCCTGAAGACCTATCGTCGCGAAAACCTGGTCACGGTCCTTTCCGATCCGTCGGTCGTTGGTTAATAGAAAGGATATTTAAATATGGCTAGTGCTTCCTCGGGTGCTTGGGTTAACCCGGACGGTCTTAAAGTCCCGTTCGGCAACTACTACAAGACTCCCGCTAACTTCGTAAACCGCGCTCGTGCGCTGCCCTCTAAGGGCGGTCTCATCAAAGAGATCGTTATTGACTATGATCTGGCTAAGCTGGGTGCCGATGGCGTCAGCTACACCACGGACATCAACAACGATGGCACTGTTGACGGTTTCACTACCGGCGACTGCTACCTGCCCGCCAACGCCTCGGTTCTCCGTGTCGTCTCGGTGACCAGTGTGGCTGCTGTTGGGGGTACGTCTATTACGCTGGGTACCTTCGCGCTTGATGGTACGGCTATTGACGCCGATGGCCTGATTACCGCCACTGAAGGCGTTATCGCCAACCAGAACCTGGTCGGTGGTCGTACCTACGGTGCTGGGGCCTACGTGGCTACTTCGGTAGACACCCCGGGTATCGGTACGGCTGATGGCTATCTGGCTATTACTGCCTCCGGCACCTACACTGCTGGTAAGGGCCGTATTCTTATTGAATACATCGATCCCCTTGGCGACCTGTAATCAGTAGGGTTTGACATTGAGGGGGCTGCTGAAAGGTGGCCCCCTTTTTGTTACAGCGCCATGGACATTGCACAGGAAATCACACACTACGAGACCAACCCTGCGATCATGTACAAATTAGGGCATATCGAGGCACAGCTCGCCGCAATCAACGCCAAACTTGATTTGAAAGAGGCTGCACAGGACGTTTCAATCGAAGCCCTTCGCAAAGATGTTTCACAACTTAAAGATTGGCGGATGCTCCAACTTGGTGCTGCGGGGGCCATTTCATTCATTATCGGCATCCTAACTAAGGTGGTTACATGGCCAAGCTTGTCCTAACAGATATTGCCAGTCTACAGGCCGAAAGCACTGCGATTCAATCGATGAACGCAAACTCGGCGGCCATTGAGACGGCCCTCGAGAATACGCTAAGTCGAGATGGCACGACGCCTAATACCATGTGCGCCTCTTTGGACATGAACAGCAACAGGATTACCAATCTCGCCGCACCTGTAAGCGGCTCCGATGCCGCACGTCTAACTGATGTTGCGGACGCTCTGTCTGTTGATGCGACTCTCGTGCCCTCGCTGACCGGCAACTCCGGAAAGATTATGTCGAATGACGGCTCGATCCTGAACTGGAAGACTCCGGCTCAGATTTCAGGCCTCGGCGATCTTCTGTCTACCAACAACCTTTCTGATCTCGGCTCCGCCGCAACGGCTCGAACCAACCTAGGTCTCGGCACTGCCGCCGTGGTTGCTACGGGAACCTCTGGGGCCACCCTCGGTCTCCTGAATGGTAACCTGACGTTCTCGGGCACGGTCGCCAACACAGCTCTTGTCTCTATGTCTGCCGGGGCCACGCTCAGCGGTGCCGTTGACTACAGGCTTACGGCTACACCTACGACTATTAACTCGGACAGCATTGGCTACCGAGGGGCCCCTCTGAACACCCAGGACGCTACCTACACTCTTGTCCTCGTAGACTCTGGCAAGACGGTTCTCCATACCTCGGCTTCTACTCACACTTGGACCATCCCGCCGAACTCCTCGGTGGCTTATCCGACCGGCACTGTGATCGTCGTGGCTAACATCGGCTCCGGTGCCGTCACGATTGCCCGTGGTTCTGGCGTGTCTCTCCGTATTGGCGGTAGCGCCACGAATGGCGACAAGACGCTGGCCCAACATGGCATCGCCTCGCTGCTCAAACTTGACACTAATAGCTGGTATATCTCCGGCACTGGCGTCTCGTAATGAGCGGCGCTGTTATGGTGCTTAGCACGGGTCGACCCACGCTGGCCGCTTCGGTTCTACCGTTGGGGCTGTCAGCGACCAGATTTGGACCCGGTACTGCAGTGACATTTCAGACAGCCGTAACGACTGTTGTCGGCGGTGTACCTCCCTACACCTATCTTTGGACCCGTGTTTCAGGGGACACTGAAATAGGCCCCATCACTGGAACCTCAAGCTCCACCAAATTTTCAGCCTACTTCCCCAGTTTCGGCTCTTTCCAGACGGTGTACAAATGTGTCGTAACTGATAGCGCTGCTACTCCGGTAGACTCCAATAACATTACTATTACCATGGAAGCCAACTGATGTCGCGTAAAACATTGCTGGACATGACTCAGAACATCCTCAACGCTATGGACAGCGACGAGGTTGACTCCATCGGTGACACTGTTGAGTCTCTTCAGGTGGCCGAGGTCATCCGAGAGACCTACGAATACATCACGGTGGGCCTGGATATCCCGGGTCGCGCCGGTATCATTATGCTTGACGCAAGCGGTGACGTTGATCTTCCGAACCACATGACCGTGCCTTCTGATGTCGAGCGTGTCGAATGGATTCGATATAACGGCGAGCCTATTGAGTATAAGGACCCACTGTCGTTTGTCATCTACGTCTCGGGCCGTGGCACTGGGACTGAAGTCGATACGATTGCCAATCTTTCGATCTACAATGATCGAGACCCTACATACTACACCAGTTTTGATGACGACACTATTGTCTTTGACGCCTATGATCTAGAGGCCGAGTCAACCCTGCAGCAAAGCAAGACTCTTTGCTGGGGGCAACGGTCGCTAGCCTTCCTGATGGAAGACACCTTCGTCCCTTTGTTGCCGCTGGATATGTTCCCCAGGCTGCTGGCCGAAGCCAAGGCTGCTTGCTTTGTCAACTTCAAGCAGGTGTCCAACTCCAATGAGGAGCGCCGTGCCCGGAACCAGAAGGTTGTCAACATGAACAGTCGGTTCAAGGCTGGCACCATTAAACCCATCGACAGGCTTCCCAATTATGGGCGTAAGAGATGATCTCATTGCCGAAGGGGTTCACCCCCGAGCCCTACGATGCGTCTCTAATGAGGCTGTGTATGTCTCGAGTGGACGTCAAGAATATCGCATCAAGCAGGAAGGGCCCACCTACAGCATCTCTCGATGGCCAAGGGGAACTCTTCCCAGAAATCTTAACGGTTCCTTCACCTCATTTCGAATGTGCGAAGACCGCCTAGTCAATTTTCTAAAGTCTAAAGATAAATGGGGCAAAGCCATCTACCCCGGCAAGGAGTCTCATGGCAAGAGCTAAAGTCAATCGCCTATACAGGACGTTCGTCAAAGGCCTAATCACTGAGGCCAGCCCTCTAACGTACCCTGCCGATGCCTCCATTGACGAGGACAACTGTGAGATTTTCCGTAAGGGCAATCGCAGTCGTCGTCTCGGTATGGACTTCGAAGACACCTATGCGTTGAGCGTGTATGCCTCGGCAGGAACCGACAGCACCCGCACCTACCGCTGGGAGTCCGTTAATAACGATAGCGAGGTTAACTTTCTCGCCCATCGAATCGGGACGTCGATCTATTTTTACGACCTGAGCCTCAGCCCGCTTTCCAGTGGGCTAAAGTCGTTTTCAATTGACCTGACCCTTTTTGCGGCTCCCAACCAGACCGACCTGAATCTCGGCGAGGTTTCTATGGCAGGTGGTAAGGGCTATCTCTTTGTCGTCGGTGAAAAACTCGAACCCTTTCTTGTCGAGTACATCCCGGGCACAGATAGCGTCACCACGCAGCGCATCTACGTTCAGATGCGGGATTTTCAAGGTGTCAATGATGGTCTGGCTAACGATGAAGAGCCTTCGACACTCACCGGTTTGCATCAGTACAATCTGATGAACCAGGGGTGGATTGATCCTCGTAACTCCGGTAGCGGAGGCACGGTCAACTACTTCGATCAGTTCGGCGGGATCGAAACCTATGCAGGCCCGACTACCGCCGTTATCACCGCTTACCACACGGAGTGGTCCAAGTACCCGCCCAACAACAAACAATGGTGGGTCGCTAAAGACGCAACTACCGGTCTTTTTACCCCTGATATTCTGGGCACCTTTTTCAACGGCACGACGCGGGCCCCTCGTGGCCACTTTGTCCTAGATGCTTTCTACAAGGACCGCACAGCTGCTTCCGGCATTGCCGACATCCCTGTTGAAGCAATTTCGGACCGACCCCCCACGGTGTCTTTTGCGGCTGGCCGCGTCTGGTACGCTTGTAACTCGACTGTCTATTTTAGCCAGGTTCTCGACGACAAGGCAAAGGCCGGATTCTGCTACCAAGAGGCAGACCCTACGTCCGAGGACATCAGCGACCTGATCGACTCTGATGGCGGTGTCATCCCTATCCCCGAGATGGCCAAGGCGGTTAAGATTCTACCATTCGGTTCGGGTCTTGTTGTTTTCGGAACTAACGGCATTTGGTATATTGGCGGAACTCAAGCTGGTCTGACGGCCACGGACATCTCTGTCTCCAAGGTCAATCCCATTGGTACCGATAGTCCCGACAGCATCGTGGAAGCCGAGGGTCAAATCTTCTGGTGGTCCCGCGTGGGCATCATGGGGATGTCTCAGAAGTCTGGCCAGTTCGGTCCGGTGGAAGGCGTCTTTGATCGCACGAACACTACCGAGCAGACCATTCAATCCTTCTATGTCCATGACATCCCGGAGGCCTCGAAGCCATTTGCCAAGGGTGTCTATGACCCGGCAACCAACAGGGTCCAATGGATATTTAAGTCTGGCACGACCCCCAGCTCGTACATGTATGACCGGGTGCTTAACCTAGACCTTACCCTCGGGGCATTCTTCCCGTGGACCGTTGAAACCGCCGGGCCTTACATCAGCGATATCTTCATTACAGCCAGCCTCAATACGCTGGTCGACCAGGAGAGCATCCGCAGCTCCTTTATCAAGTATCTCTGTGCCGTGCCTATCGAAGGCAGTATGTACAAATACACCTTCGGGTACTTCAAGAGCTCCGAGTTTGCTGACTGGTATACCTACGACGGTGTCGGCACAGCCTATATGAGCTTTGTCGAAACTGGCTACGAGTTGCTGGAAGACGCCATGCGTAAAAAGCAGACACCTTATGTCTTCTGCTACTTCCGGCGCACCGAAGAGAACTACATCGAAAGCGGAGACGACTACACCGTTGATAAGCCCTCAAGCTGCTACTTCCAAGTAAAGTGGGACTGGGCCAGCTCTTCGAACTCGAACAAATGGTCTAGCAAGATTCAGGTCTACCGGCATCGTCGGACACCTCAATTCTCTGAGGATGACCTAACCTTTGATACCGGCTTCCCTATTGTCATCTCCAAGAATAAGGTGCGTGGCAACGGCAGGGCGATTCAATTTAGATTTGAAAGTGACGAAATTGGACACGACTTTGATCTGCTCGGATGGGCCGTCCCCGTCGAAGGCAACACTGAATCCTAGATTTGCTACTGAGGCTGACGAGGACCATGTCATCTTGATGGCAAAGGATTTCTTTGCGGTCTCCCCCTATGGCAGCGTAGAGTTTGAAGAAGAGGCGGTCCGGGCCCTCTTCCGACAACTCCTCATTGGCGGATGCGTCATTGTGAGTGAGCGCGGCTTTATAGCGGGGGCCCTCACGCCGCTGTTCTTTGCGCCCCAACTGAAGGTGGCGACAGAGGTTGCGTGGTGGGCCCCCGAGGGTGGTGGCACGGAGCTGCGTGAGTTGTTTGAAGCTTGGGCTGAGGATAACGATGCGTCTGCCGTCCAGATGTCGACTCTCAACAACCCTTATGCGGCCCGACTGGCTGGCAATCTAACGGATAATGGATATGCCCCTGTCGAGGTTTCGTATTTGAAAGCTCTCTAATATGGCCGCTTTGACTACAATTATTGCTGGTGCTGCACTGGCTACGGCTGCCGTAGGCACAGCGACAAGCATCAAGAGCGGCAAGCAGGCTGCAAGATACCAGCGTGACGCCTCGGCTATGCAGCAAAAGCAGGCTGACCTCCAGAATGCCCGCAACAAGCGCGAGGCTATCCGGGAGGCGCGAATGGCTTATGGCAGAGCCCAGAACTCAGCCGCCAACCAAGGTGTCTCCGACTCCTCTGGCTCGCAGGGTGGTCTGAGCTCGATTGCCTCACAAGCTGCTGACAACGTGAGCTTCCTTGACCAATACGGCTTCTTCTCTGACCAAGCGTCTCGTTCACTCGGTAGGGCTAGTGCAGCGCAGTCAAGAGCCAACACGGGTGCTGCAATTGCTAATCTCGGCTTCCAGGTTGCTGGTAACGCGGCTGGGCTGGCCAACACATTCGCGCCCAGTCCCGGGCCCGCTCCTGTAGGGGGTAACTAATGAATCCTTTTGAAGAACCGCCAGTTGATCTCTTCGCACAAGTCCCGGAGCAACCCGGACCTCCTGCTGCAGTCAACCCCGAGAATGCGCGACGCACGGCCCAACTGGCTGCGCTTTCCACTCTGGGAGCCTCAGAGGAGGCCGGTGGTATCTTCGCTTCTATGGATGCTCGGACAGATGCTTACCTTACCCAGATTGAACAAATGGGGGAGGCCTCTGTTCGCGAACAGATCAGTGCGGACCGCCAAGCGACTAGGATGCAAGCTCTAAGCTCTGTCCTCCAAGACAACCTGCCCAATGGCGACCCTGAACTGACTGCTGGTGCCGTTGCCGCTTATACGAACCTGAGTCAGCTGGACGCCCGCGAGGATGCCGCCTATGCTATGGAGCAGCAGGCCGTTGAGCGTGTCCAGAACCTGGCATCCGCCGGGAACATTACTCAGGCACGTCTGATGCTGCAGAACCTCGAGACTGGCAATGCTCTCGATGTTATTCGTGACTACAATACCAAACAACTGCTTCTTGAGTCAGCTCTCAATCAAGCTCAGCAAAACCAACAGGACCAACCTTGGTTCCGTGACGTGGCTGACTTTGTCCTCTCTGCTGTGCCTCTCTACAGCCCATCTCGCACGGGTAACGTGGACGTGGGCGATGCAGTTAAAAACTGGTACGACAGTATCTTTGCCGGTGAGCGCTTCATCAACGAGGCCGACTCGCTGTGGGACATGCCTGTGGCAGAGTTTTCTCAGTTTGTTAACGGTGACTTCCTGACCAACCTGCGTGAAAACGCTACGCTGTTCGGATACACCAACAACACTGAGATGCTGGAGCTTATGAGCGGTCTTGCCCAGCGGACTCCGGGCGCTTTTGAAACTAATGCCTGGTCTGCTGTCGACATTGCTGGCTTTGTTCCCTGGGGTAAGGCTGCGCGTCTTGGTGGTAGCATGACCAGTATGATGGTCCGCACTGGTGCGCGCCGTGAAGCCTCCGAGCTGATGGGTCGTGCTGCTCTTGATATCCTTCAAGAAGGCTCTGAGACCGCGACGGCTCGCTCGAGCATGTCTGCTGACCAAGTAGCGCGTAACATGGAAGTCTCGGCAATTGCGCCGGAAGGCTCCATCAGTCGTGTCCCTATTGCGGATGACGGTATCGCGGCTGCTGAGCGTGGTCGCGCTATGCTGGCTGAACTGCCTGCTCTCGAGGCCCGCGCTCGTTTGGACGAGGCTGAGGCTGCTACTGCACTCAAGACTATTCAGACCCGTCTGGAGCGTCAGTTCGGTCGTGAGATTAAAGACGTCAATGTTGCTGATGTCGAACTGGCTGGTGGTTCTAAGACAAATCGCGTAGAGTTTACGCTCGGTCGCAAGAACGGTGGTGGCTTTGCATCTGAGTCCCAGGCTAACCGCTATGGCGGCAGCATTGGCATGTCTGGTAGCGCCATTGTTGACGAGTCTGGCCAGTGGTTCTACCGTGTGACGGAGGACATGCAGGAGACTGGATTCTTCACCCGGCTCCTGAACGTGCTGACCCCGAGCCCCATGCGCTTTGTGCTGAACTCTCGTAACGTGGGGGATACGGCTCTGGCTGATGCCGCAGCAGTTGCTGGCGGTGCACGTAACCGTATGCTCAAGACTCTCGTGGAGCCTTTCGAGAAGACGTTCCGAGGCCTTGCTGGCCATGAGCGTGATGCCCTTGGGCAGGTCCTTCAGGCTGGCGACACCCATGGTACGTGGTTTAGCCGTGACCAGCTGGAGCTTCTGTATCAGCGTCGACTGAAGCGTTCGCCCAGTGCTCGCGAGGTAGAGGCCTATCAGGCTGCTCGTGACATTAACGATATGGAGTATGCTCTCCGTAATGATGATATCTATAAGCAGCGTGTAGTCAAAGGTTATAAGAGTGTCTCGTTCGACACCGGCTTCGGTCGGGTTGATCTAGAGAACGCCATCATTGACCGTGAGCTCAAGGACATGCCTCGTACGCGTATCTTTGATGTTTCGACTGGCCGCCACTACGCTGAGAACGGAGCCCTGACGCAGAAGCAGTGGGCCCGCATGAAGGGTCAAGGGTACCAGTTGGTCTCTCTTGAGCGTCCTCTTCGTATGGCCGACGGCACCACCGTTAAGACTTTCCTCGTGAAGGGTCATGATGTGCTGGTTGACAACTTGAAGCGCCAGCAAATCTCCTATCGCGCTGGTGGCCACCGTATGTATCGCGGTAAATACTTTGTCAAGCAAACCGTTGTCGGTCGTCAAATGGACACCGGCAAAGAGTTCCTCGAGAATCCTAACACCTATATCGCGGCCCAGACTCGTGCAGAAGCCAAATACTGGGCCTCTCGCATGGAGGCTGCTCGCTTAGCTCACCTCGAGGGCTCTGACCTTTCTGTCATCGATGATATCTTTGGTGGTGAGGCTGGGTTCCCGACGGCGGAAGAGTTTGTCCGGATGATGGATGACCCTGCCGGGGCCTTCCAGAAGAACACCAAGTTTGACGTCTACTTCGACCGTGAAATGCCTGATGAGTATCTTCAGGACGGTCAGGCTCTGGACTTTGTCGACCCCGAGGATACGGGCTTTAACGGCTTCCTGCGTGTGCAGGGTCGCATGTATACTGGCCGTAAGGGTGAACGGCTGCCGGATTACCTCGGTGAGAAGGCCCCGTTGCTGGACCCGTTCGAGACCATTAACCGCAGCCTCATGAATATCTCGGCCCTGACTTCGTTTGGGGATTACAAGATTCAGGCTGTGGAACGGTGGATGAAGACCTTTGGCAAGCTCCTCGATGTGAGGGATATGCCGGATGGTCTCTCGGATATGCGTCTCTTCATGGAGGCTCCGCTTACTAAGGGTGGTAACGACTCTATCTCTCGTGCCCGCAATGCTGCTTTGGCTCAGCGTCAAATCATCAAGCGGACCCTCGGGTGGAAGACAGAGAACGACCTCCGGTCCGAACAGTGGACCAGGCATCTTAGTGAGTGGGTTGGTGGCAACAAAATTGACGGTGTAGTGCCTTCAATTCGCCGAGCTGCCTCTGGTGTAGACTGGTGGCAGGATACGAACCCTATTGCTGCTCTGCGCTCTTTCGCCTTCGACCTCAAGCTCGGCCTCTTCAACGTGGCTCAGCTCCCCATGCAGCTCTCGACGGCTGCTGCGGCTACTGCTCTGTCCCCCAAGTTGGGGATGCAAGGCTGGGCCATGATTGCTCCTATGCGCTTTATGCTGGGCGGTCGGACGTTGACCAGAGAGGCTTTTGAGGCCCGACTGGATCAACTGGTTAAGAACGGCGTTCACGATCTTGGGGGCTTCAAATCAAGTGACGACTTCAAAGACTTCGCCCGTTCCGCGACTCGCTCAGGCTTCTTTGATCTGGGCGGCACTCACGGTCTTATGGATAGCTATGGTCCTGCTGCAGGCCTCGATGGCTTTAACAGCGGGGTTAAAAGATTCCGTGAAGCTGGCCGTTTCTTCTTCTTCGAGGCGGAACGCTGGAACCGTATCGTTGCATGGCGCATTGCCTACGACGAAGCCATCCAGGCGGGTTTGAAAAAGGGTTCCCCCGAGTTTGCCGCTAGGTTGGCCGGTAGGGCAGAAGAGTATTCCTTCAACATGTCACGCGAGTCTCATGCTTGGTGGCAGAACGGTCTTCTCTCCATCCCGACTCAGTTCTGGGCTTATAACGCTCGGATGCTGGAGGCTATGACTATTGGCAACTTCAGCCCGGCCCAGAAGATGCGCTTGATTGCCAGTCAGTCTTTGCTCTACGGCTCTGCCGGTCTTCCTATAACTGGCGCTGTCAGTGCTTGGTATAAAGGACAGAACCCTGAGGATGTCGTAGACGGACCTTTGTCTCTCGAGGCTGATCTTTCAAACCCGTTTGCCATACTCGACCGTGGCCTTGTCGACCAGTTTGTATTGTCAACAACCGGCATCAATGCTCAAGTTGGTGCACGTTACGGCACCGGTGGCTGGGTCCCTGAGCTGATCAAGAACATTTTCGGGATGTCATCCTACGGTGAAGTCTCGGCAGCTGACATGCTGGGTGGTGCTACCTTCAACATCATGGGTAAACTCGGCACCGACGTCATGCGTCCGGTTATCGAATACATGGCTGCTGAAAGTGGTGATGAGGGTAGGCCTCTTAGGGGTCAGGCTCTTCTGCAACTGGCTAGCAACGTCTCGACTCTGGGTAACGGCATTAAAGCCTATATGGTCTTTAACTACGGAACCTTTAGGTCTGGGGCTGGCTCTACTTCTGTTGATGGTCTCCCGAGTCAGACTGCTTTTGCTGTGGCTCTTGGCATTCAGCCGGGAGAGATGGACGAAATCAGTGCTATGGCTTCGTTCTTTAAAAACAAGTCTGAGGCTATTAAAGAAGCCAGCAAAGTCATCAGCAACTACCGTGTTGACATGCTGAACCGTCCTGACCAACGTGAATCCATTATGGATGAGGTCAATGCGTTTGTACGCCTACTGCCAGCAGACATAAGACAAGCGGCTTTGGAACGAGCCAATGGTGATGTAAACCCCAGCCTGTACGCCAGCTATGTTGAACGCCTACAGACTGAACAACTTGAACAGGACCGTAATGGCCAAACTGACTGAACAAATCTCGACCGTTAACAACGGCAAGCCCATCGTCGACCCTGGCCCGGCGGACCCCAGTTTTCTGGGTGCCGTAGCTGAGTTCGCTGCTGGCGCTATTCCTGGTGTCGTCGGCATCGGGCGGGAGCGTGATAGACGTACAGCAGAGGCTCGCCAACAGGACAGTCAGCTGGCTCTCGATGAGCTGGCTGGCGGTGTCCACCAAGCGCGCCTAGATGCGGCTGCTGAGGCTCTCCGTCCGGAGTCCCCCATGCCGGACTGGCTGGGTGCCGTTGACAACAACACCATGCTTCCGGGCGGTGTCATGTCACAGGCTAACGAGGTCCTTCGTGTCAAAAGGGCTGTCGACCAGGGACGTGTCTCTGCCGCCACCCTCGACATGCGTATTGAGAGCCTTGTCACCAATCTGTTCCAACAGCACCCTGACAGCCGCTACGAGATTTCTGTGGCAATGAAGGGTCTCGGCATTGACCACTACTTGTTCCGCGAAGAGGAGACCCGCAGGGCTACCCGCGAGCACGGTGAGGCCTCCTCGCTGAATACTGAGCGGACCCAGATTGAGTTTGCTGCGGCTCGCGGTCTGGTCACCAGCGATACCCCGCCCCGCGAGGCTGCCCGCATTGGCCGCATTGCGATGGCTGCAGACATGGAAGCTCGTGCGGCCCAGGCTCGGGCTGAGGCTGTCCGGGCTGATGCAACCTTGAGTGCAGCACAACGTGAAGCAGCTCTAGCAGAAGAGGCTGGCAATGTCAGTACTGCGCTTATCGGCTCTGCGGCTGTTGCTGTCACGCCGCTTATTGATGCCACTTCTCTGGCACTTTCGGCTGCTGGCACTGACGCTGAGCGTCAAACAGTCGTAAGCCAGTTTCGAGTTCAAACTCGGGCAGCTCTTGTCGCTTATCGGGGTCGCGGTGTTGCCCAAATTGCAGCTGCCGGTGGTAACACGGACAACATTAAAGTTTTCACCGATTATATCGATAGTCAAATTGAAGCTGTCGAAGGTCTGTATACCACGTCCTTTGAGCAGAACCAGGCGGACTCCCGTAACCTAGCGGCGGCTCTTAACATTGACATGGCCCGGGCTCTGCCTATCTACAACCGTATCCAACAGGCTATCGGCCCGGCAGCGGCTAATGCTATTATCAGCGGCCTTGACGGTGTTCCTGGTCTCGACCCCGCTATGCTAGAGGCAGCTCGCCAAGAGATCACTAACTTTGACCCGACGTCTGCACGCGGTACCATGAATCTGGCTCGCGCTATCGGATATCTTCGTGGCGAAGTTGGTCTCAAGGACTTGACGGCACAGGAGGCGCAATCCTATATCCGCACTAACTCTGCGGCTCTTCTGGCCAACCAAGCCGCCGTTCTTGGCGGCAACGAGGCTGCGCTACCCCAGTGGCGGACGACCTATGCAAATACTGTTGAGGCTGTTATCGAGCTGGCTCCGACAGCAACTTCTGTCGAGTCTCTGGCCCGAGCTTCAACCCAGTTCGCCACGGCTGCGTCTCGCCAAGTTCTCGCAACAGCTATGCGGGACGACCCCGAGTACGGTGATGCACTGGCTCAAGGTAGTCGTGCCGCTGCAGCCCATACTCTGCTGCTGGCGCGTGACGTTCGCAACCCAGCGGACGGGGCCTTCACAACGGCCTACAACAACCGTCTGGGGCGCTTCGAAGCCGTTCTGACCCGAGAGTCCTACAACACTTGGGCCAACCAGCAAAATGAGGTACTGAGGGCTGGTCGCGGTGTGGCCGGAGCTCTTGCTGGCGGAATGCTTCCTGGTGGAGGCCCTGGAGCCGTACCGTCTTACGACGAGCTTCGCCGCCAGATTCCGCAAAGCATCAACCAACGCCTGACGGCTCAAAACAACAGCCTGGCCCATCTTGTCCTTACTGACCAATACGACGAGGCCATTCCGCGCTCTTTGTCGGGTGCCGAACGTCGTCGTATGTATGCTACCGGCTCGACGCCTGAGTCCTTGGCTGTCCGTCCGGGCTCCGACCCCACGCAGGTTAGCGAGTGGGAACGTCTTCGTGGGAATCTGAATACCCAAATTCAGAGCCTTCTGACGGAGACCATCTCTACGCCTGTTCCTGAGATGCCAGCTCGCGGTGAACTCCAGAACCAGGTCAGGGACAGAGCTGAAGCCGTAGGTCTCCCTTGGGGTCTTGTTGAACGGGTAGTTCGTCGTGAAAGCTCTTGGAATCCAAACGCTGAAAACACCACGACCAACGCACGCAGCCTGTTCCAGATCAATGACGATAGGACAGACAGGACACTGGAAGAGAATATCAACGATGGTCTTGGGCTCCTCAAGGAGGCCTCTGAGGTCGCTACTCGCGTTCTGGGTCGCGCGCCTCAAGACTGGGAAGTCTACGTGGCTCACCAACAAGGCCCCGGCGGCGGTCCTGCTCTTCTGAACCCCGCTAATGCCAATCGGAATGCTGTTGATGTGCTGGCTCCGCTGTACCCCTCTCGGGCTATCGCGCAATCGGCAGTTACCGGTAATGGTGGTCGGGCGAATATGACTGCGGCCCAATTCCTGCAGGCTATTCGAGCATTCTATAATGGCTAAAATGCCTGAACTAATTCTGGACGCTAAGGCATGGCCC